TTGATGGTAATGACAGTGGTGCTATCACATTCAACAACGCATATAAGTTTCCAACTAGTGATGGTAGTGCTAATCAAGTACTACAAACAAATGGTTCAGGAGTTTTATCGTTTGCTGACGCAACCGGCGGTAGTTCAGCAACTGTAAGTTCAGACACAAGCACAGACACTGACTTCTTGTTATACTTTGCAAGTACCACAACCGGTGCATTGACAGCAGTAAAACAAGACAGTGGATTGATATACAATCCAAGTAGTGGTTTACTTACTAGTGCCGCTTTCAGTGGAAGTGGTGCAAGTTTAACTGCGTTAAATGGATCAAACATAAGCACAGGTACAGTAGCGGCAGCACGTGTAGCAACACTTAATCAAAACACAACAGGTACTGCTGGTGGCTTATCAAGTGCAGTGACTGTTTCACTTTCAGGTGATGTTACTGGTAGTGCTACCTTTACAAATGCAGGTGATACCGCAAGCATTACAACTACTATTGCATCCAACTCGGTAGCACTAGGTACTGATACTACAGGAAACTATGTTGGCACAATTACTGGCGGTACTGGAATAGCATCAACTGGAGGAACTTCAGGAGAAGGTGTGGCACATACACTATCAGTTGATCTTAGTGAACTAACGGATATGACTGCTGCGATGACAGGTACTGATGAATTTATAGTACTTGATGCCGGTGCTGATAGGCGCAAAGCGGCAAACGAAATTGGATTGAGTATCTTTAACAACGATAGTGGATTTACCACTAACACTGGTACTGTAACATCAGTAAGTGGTGGAACTGGATTATCAGGAACAGTTACATCTAGCGGAAGTTTATCAATTGATAGTACAGTTGCAACACTAACTGGAACACAAACACTCACTAACAAAACACTTACTAGTCCAGTAATAAGTTCAATTAGTAATACTGGAACACTAACACTTCCTACTAGTACTGGCACCGTTGCACTTACCAGTGATATTCCTACAAACAACAACCAATTGACGAATGGTGCTGGTTACACTACAAACACTGGTGATATAACTGGTGTAACTGCTGGTACTGGTTTAAGTGGTGGAGGATCAAGTGGATCAGTTACACTGAATGTAGATTTATCAGAACTAACTGATATGACTGCCGCTATGACAGGTACTGATGAATTTATTGTTTTAGATGCCGGTGCAGATAGACGTAAGGCTGCAAACGAAATTGGATTAAGTATTTTTAGTAATGATTCTGGTTTTACTACAAACACTGGAGATATTACGAATGTTAGTGTAAGTGGAACAGGACTATCAGGGGGTGGTGCTAGTGGTAGTGTTACAATTACAAGTAATGCCACTAGTTCTAATACAGCTAGTACAATTGTTGCTAGAGATGGTTCAGGTAACTTCACTGCTGGTACAATAAATGCAACTAATGTTGATATAAGTAGCACACTCGATATAGGCAGTGAAGTAGTGCTTACAGAATCAACTGACCGTGCAGATTTACTGCTGATAAAAAGCACCACATCCGGTTGGGGCGGCCTACAGATTAGTAATAGTTCCAACGAAGGTCTTTGGTCTTTTATGACTAATGGTACCACCGGTGGCATCTACGACGATGAAAACGGTAAGTGGCATCTTCAATTTCTTGAGTTAGGCGAAACTAGATTATACCATAATGGAGTTGAAAAACTCAATACCACTAGTGGAGGTGTTACTATAACAGGCGTAATGACTGGTACTGCAACAAGTGCAAGATACGCTGACTTAGCAGAAAAATATACCAGTGATCAAGATTATGAACCAGGAACTGTATTAGTTTTTGGAGGTGATGAAGAAGTTACAGAATGTAATACAAAATATAATAAGCGTATTGCTGGTATTGTAAGTACTGATCCTGCATACCTAATGAATAGTGAAGGTCTAGGAGTAACTGTAGCATTATTAGGTCGTGTACCATGTAAAGTTATTGGTGAAATTCGTAAAGGTGATTTAATGGTATCTAGTGATATACCAGGACATGCACAAGCATGGCGTGATGAGAGCAATCCTCCTGCAGGCAGTGTGATAGGAAAAGCATTAGAAAATAAAACAGGTGCAGGCGCAGACGTGATAGAAGTTGTTGTAGGCAGGATATAATGCCTACAGGTAAATTTTATACCGCAGATTACACTGGTGAAACAGTATCTCATAATGTAAGTTGGAAAAATAGAAACGATCCCGATAGTATGATTTGGGTTGAAAAAACTATTATCAACGACAAACATAATGGTATTGCTCATGTTATTGGAAATAGTACTAGTAGAAAAGGATTTGATCTTAATTTACTAACAGGACAAACTGGCGGCGAACATGGAGCTCAAAGTGTAGGGCAAACATATGGTTGTAACTTATTATATAAAGATTTTTCACCAACTTTTTTAATTTGTATTAATAAACAAATATGTGCTGATATAGCACTTACTGAATACACAAAAGACAACATAGTTTACAGTAACGTAAAAAATATAATAGAACAAGAAGGCCATTTTTATCTATATCCACAATTGTTCACAGGAAATACAGGAAGTTTGGCACTAAGATTAGCGTGTGCTGACGGTCATAAGAAAATATATTTGATAGGAATGACAACATATAGTATGCCTGAAGATAATATGTATTTTGGCAGCCATGATGCTTATAAAGCAGTTAATATGGAAGGTGCAAATAATAAATTTATATCTGATTGCACAAAAATATTTTTAACATACAATGATGTGGAATTTTTTTACGTTGCAAAAGATGCTGGACTTATGCCAGAAGAATACAATTGGTGTCCCAATGTTAAAGAAATAACATTCAATCAATATTACAGTTTAGCAAGTTTAGGTGCAATTGCAAGGTAACTATAAGTCACACATTGTATCTTCTATTGTTTTAATTTTGCCTATAATTTCATCTACTTGAAATGTTGTAAAAACACCAGGATGAAGTGGCTTTGGCCAACTATCTAATTTGCTCCAAGCATAACCTTTATGTTCTTCATTCAACTTAGGAACAAATTCTTCTTCTATTAAACATACATATGTGGTATATGTAAAATTATTTTTACTATTAGTAAATTTTTCAACAGGGATAGTTTTAAGCACTAGTGGCATAAACCCTATTTCCTCAACTATTTCACGTTGTAGTGCAGTGAATTCAGTTTCATTCTTTTCAACTTTTCCGCCAACAAATGCCCAGGTACTATCATATCTAGCACCACTGCGTAGTACAAACAAGTATCTACTAGTTTTTCTGCTTAAAAAAAGTGCACCTACACTCTGATTAATTTGTTTATTTTGCTGACTCATTTAAACTATCGATTACACTATAAATATTTGGTTCTTCACCATACGGATTATATAGACACTTATATTTTCTAGGGCAATTTTTTTCTATTGCCATTTCATAAGTTCTATTCTGTCCTTGATATATACAAACTTCGTCACCGTTTTTTGCTCTTAACCTTTTCTTGAGCATACAAGTGACCATTTTAGGTTTTTTTGTTATTCCTTGATTAATTTTTTGATTACGTGAATATTCGTTCTTTTTTCCATATACTTTTTTATCGCCTTTAGGTTGATACATTTTACCACCTGCATCTATTGTAACAGGAGTAAAAATAAGTAATACAGATATTATAATACTATAGACCAATCGCCTGCCTTATATTCACCTTCATAAGATTTAATCCACTCTGTGCCAGTCCATTTGTATTGTAAATTTGTTGTAGTATTAGTTACATAGTGTATACCTTGTTCAGCACTACTATTGAAAGCAATTTGCCAATCAGTACCATTATATTCTATAATATCATTTGCACTTGCAACTAAACTTCCCCAAGCATCAGGTCCATCTGTATTTGAACTACTACCGATTGCATTTAGTATAAGATATCGTTGTCCAGTTGCAGCAGTTGCTAATCCTGCATCAGGTCCACTTTTTAGAGGATTTATTATCTTTGTTATGGCAGGTAAATCGTTTGTAGGAATAGTATCACTTTGTACTGTCCATAATAATTTGTGAGGATCGCTAGGATGAAATGCTATTGTACCAACAATTTCAGCAGTGCCTCCAGTTTCTAAACGTAATTGACTTATGCCACTTTGTAATTCACCATATTGGTTTATAAGTGCAGCCCAACTTACATCATCTGTGCCTACTTTTTCAGGTGGATCATTTAATGGTGTATAATCTACTTTGTTTGTTGTTGTTTCATTTCTATCTAGTATCTGTACAGTGTTACCCAATACAATTATACCAAAGTTCATTGGTGTAAATTTTTGTCTTGTACCTAACAGTATTTCTCCGTCAATTACACCGTCTGCAATTCCGCCATTATCGTCATATATACTTGCAACAATTTTGTTGATAACACCCAGTTTTTTAACTTTTGCAGGTGCACTCAAAAATATTGGTACTGTAAATTGTAATGTAGCAATATCTATTTGATCATCAACACCCTGTGGTATTGATCTACTAGTAAACTGTGTGCCAGTAAGTTCTATATAACTTAAACTTGTCCAATCCAAGTAATTGTCTGTACTTTGTATTTCTAGTGCAGGATTAAATAGGACTAATAGTTGTTCTAATAATTGCAGTTTCTGATTTGTATTACTTGTCCATATATCAACACTCATTTGTAGTGTGTATGGCACAGGCATCATTCTTTCTATAGTAAATGCGTTTCCTTGTTGTGTAGTATAACTATTTGTATTAGCATCAAACTTTCTCATACGTATATGTTTTTTGTCCACAAAAGTTGGATCCTGTCTACGTTCTGGATTATATTCTAACCCTGTAATATAGCAACTTATCATAGGTGTTGGTAAAATTTTGTTTTCACTGTTTTCTCTTATAATTGAACTTACCATACGTGTCGCATCACCATACTTTACAGGCACAGTTTGTAATGTAGTAAGTCCGTTTCTGTCTTTACCATACTCAACTTGAAAGTTACTGAAAGCACGAATAAACTGTAATAGAAATCTTCTTATTTGTTGATCGTAGAAAAATTGTTGTGGCATTAATCTTCTCTAGGTTTAAGTGCTTCACTTAATGACTGTCTAC